CCATAGAATTCTGCATAGCGTCGCCGAAATCATCGCCAGCCGCTGCCAAACCCCTCGCAAAGAAGCCCTGAACGTCCTCAGTTTTTTCTTGATTGGCTTAGGGAGTGTCGTCTTTTTGATCGGCACGCCCATATTCTTCATCTCATCGACTTCCTTCCCATCATCGGAGACAAGATGGAGGATATAATACTTCTTCTTGATGAAGATTCCTCTGTCAGTAATAATTTCCTGCTCGGCCTTCATGAGTTGACAATGCGGCGTATCACAGTTGAATGTGGCATTCATAAACTTTGGGTAAGATGCATTTACTTCGTCACATAGGTGATTCGCAACCTCAAGGGCATCTTTCCTATTGTCTTTGTAGGTCTTGAAGTACACGGAGTCGGTGTCGCCATATATGATAGAATCGTTTTCTACTTCATATTCGCCCGTCAAAACTTCAGATACCTTACTTGCCATATGTATTAGAATCTCCTGACCAGATAGTGTGGTCGATTCCGCTAATCGCACGTCATAGAATTTGAAGTACTTACTACCACATGCACCATACATAGAGTTCAACTGAATTTTTTTGATATACTGCAAGCGGTCGTAGTATTCATATACTTCACTATCACCGACGGTACGAGCATCATTCATCAGCTTCTTATATTTCTTACGCTCAGAAAACCATGTTGTAAGAATAGCTGGAATTACCCCATCTACATCTTGCCTGTACACGGTACCGCCCGCACTTACCGCCCAATTCTGTTCTATTAACAGTTTTTTAAATTTAGAAGCAGTAGACCTTACGGTATTCCCAGAATCTTCGCCTATAAATGTTAGCTTAGTAGTATTCGACGGTATGCCACGTAGCACTTCGAAAGCGTGCTGCCCTTCCGCAAACTGTCCTACAATTGTTTCTGGACTAATATTTAATGAACGCATCGTTGATGGATATAGTGAGGCCAAGTCAAGCGAAGCAACCCATTCATGCATACCAATTTTTGGAGGAATAACAAGTCCACCATGGTACTTTTGTGCTCTATCTTCATGTTCCTTAGAGTTAGGGACTTGCACCCCCAAATCATAATGGCAATAGTTGATGATAGACATTTCTGCAACCTTGATGGTGCCTAGTACGTCTTCAATCTTACTGGTTGCCATGTGGGACATTTGAATAGCGAGTTTTATATACTTCTTCTTTTCCTCAAGACCCTTAAGAATTACCGTGTCTCGAATGTTGTATCGTATAAAGTGTTCGAAATTATCACGATACAACGTATACAACGATCCTTCATATTCCAACTTCGGCAAATGTGGAAGTTCTTCTTCCGCAACATTTTCCAATGCATAGCTCGACTTCTCACTGGGCTCGAACTTTTTATACACGTCCAAATAATCGAGAGAAACACGTCCCTGAAGCATCAACTTCTTCTGGGTATTACCATATCGCTCAACTTCACGATAATGTGGCTCTCGGTTATTAAAGCATAACTTATTTCCGGCGTTCTTGTACATGACGCGGTTTGCACGCTCATAGACGTAAGGCACATCGAAGAAATCCGAGTTCCACCCACTGATAACATCACTATCTTCGATTTCGAGGAAGAAAAACTCTAGCAGAGATTTCTCGTCCTTGCATATAATTACTTCGGCATCATCTGTGATATCTGTAGGCAGATCATCATGCGAATACCCCGGACGTGTGTCCGGTGCTACTGCAAGGACAACAGTTCTTCCAGAATGCACATGGTATAGAGCAACCGAGTTAATTGGAGCGTATGGGTTGTCTATTGTAGCGTAACCAATGTCACGGTTATAGTCGTTCTCAATATCGAAGAAGGTGACGTTCAGATTGCCGATATCAGCCCCATAGAACTCCTGTGAGAGCACTTTGTACTCTGGAGATATGTCTGACTCATACATGTTATAACCCTTCTCTACGAGCTTCTTGCGCGCAGAGAAAAAGTCTTTAGATGCGGAAAAATCATGACGAACAAGTTGGTTCCCAAATAGGTCTTTATAGGTTCCTTCGTCATCTTCCACGTAGTAGAAGTACGGGGCTTCGAATCTATTTGTGACTCGCTCCCCGTCTTCGTTCCGTGACCAGACAATCACATCATTTTTGCTGTCGGCTAGTGCTGTAGAAATATATGTCATACGTTAAAACCCCTCGTGTGTTGTGGAGGGGTATTTAGTATCCTCCCGACGCATCGTCCTCTAATGTATTATCATCAGGCAAACCTGCATCGCCCAAAACAGTCTCTCGGACTAATTCAAAGACACTGTTTTCGGTTGTCATTTCTACATAAGCGTCGTCGTCAAGGGCTTTGACCAGCTTATTGATGAGGGAAGTCGGCATTTCAAAACCGTCTTTGAGGTCTTGCTTGATTTCTTTGATTGCTTCTTGGCGATCCTTGATCATCTGCTGTTGTGCAGAGATTTCCGTGATCTTATTTCGGATGGACTGAATGTCGTCCGGGTTGGTAGATAGCTGAAATTCACTTAAGTCGCTCATATGATCTCCTTGTTGTTATTATTCTCTTATCAGAGAGCGTGGCATAGTATGCCACTATTCACAGGAGATTTCAAGTAATACTATTCACCAAACCACTCTTTATAACCACCGGGGAAGTCATCCATGTTATAAGCGAATTCTTTTTTGGCTATTATCTGGAATCTTATCAGGTTGAGGTCGCCTAGCTCTACTGGAGCTATTGCATTTATGAAATTAGAACGAGACGGGAATATTACAGCAGTGCCTCGTTGTGGGTTAAAGCCAAACCCATGTGATGGGAACTCTAGTTTGCCGCCACGAACTTCGAAGTCGGAATCAAAATCTAGGCCAGTGTTGGCATCGTTTAAGAATACAACTACGGTAAAGTCATAATCTTTGATTTTTTGCCAACTTGACCCATGGCCCCGCTTTTTATTAAGCTTATATGCTTCTGACGTAGCCTTTGATCCTGAGAACCCCGTAGGGTACCATTCAAACACGAAGGGAGTCAATGCTTTTGTTTCAAATCCAAAATGCTTTTCCGCGTTCGGCAATAGCTCTCTGAATATTGGAGCAACTCGCATCTCAGAAAGCCTGTTACCCTTATAGGTAACCGTGGGGTCGCCCTTTTGGTCTGTGTTTGGAATCGTATGCTTCAGGCGTGATATCATATCTTCACATTGAAGCGGGGAAACCAATTCTCTTGCAACGAGAAAAGGTGATTTATTCATACCTACTCCTAGAATTTATAGCTACAGGGGTATGTATAATTCTGCACATTAAATGTTACTTGCTTAAAACTAAATATGGTGCTACGCTAGTTTTAAGTAATGTGAATGGTACGTTTGTACGCTGTTTACCCTCAACAACTATATCCAAATGAACGGTTGCCTTATTATCCATTTCACACATATTCATAAACGTAGTAGTTTCACCAATTTGCAGACGGCCAGTGCCGCATGCATTTTCGATAGCTTCGTAGTCGTTGACATATAAAATATTCTCATCTACAGTTTCCGACGTAACAAGATCGAATTCTTCAGATTCAACAAAAGATTCTACTATGATTTTGGTTGCCGCGTCGCTAACCTTGACCATGCTTTCGGCCACTGTGTCGTCTTTCTTAGGCGGGCACTGGCATTTGCTCTTACCCTCACATGCACACGGCTTTTTAGCACTCTCCTTAAAGATTAGGGTGCTTTTATCTAGGTCGATAGTGTTCATGAACTCCAAAAGCTCTTGGCCATTTTTGAAATACATTACTTATCGCCTCCCATAGCTTTGTTCAATCGGACTAGACGCTTAGAAGCTGTCTTACGCTTAGTGAACTGTGTCTTACGTACACGCTGCCCCTTTTT